CAAGAAGTTTCTCAGGCCGTACAAAACGCACCAGGTCAAAACTAATGTTGGTATTTCACGACTATGAATGCGAAGACGGCCATCGTCAGATTGACGTAGCCAACGACTCAAGTAAAGTCAGGCGCACGATCAAGTGCAATGAGTGTGACAAACGTGCAGCCATGCTGTTTTTAAAGAGCAACTTTATACACAACTCACACAGTGGAATGTATGGCAAGTTTCACGCGGGCTTTGGCGAAGTGGTAGAGAGCTACAGCCATAAACAACAGTTGTTAAAAAAATACAACGTGACAGAAAGTGCCGACAAAATGGGCGGTTCGACTTGTCACATAACCTCCGATGTAACGGACTCAAAACCGTCAGACACCCCAACGCCTTCTTTCGGTAACACACCAGAAGAAGCAGTGGCCCTTGCGGAAAAGAGATACAACGAAGGAGAACAATAAATGTCCGAATCAGTACTAGCTTTGGACTCCGGTGCGGAAGACACGTCACCTTCTGAGGGTTCATCTAACGAAGAGTCAACTGAATCATCACTTGATCTTTTCACGGATGACACACCCAACGAAGCACAGTCGGAAACATCTGGACACTCTGATGCAACGTCAGATTTTGACCCGGAACGGCATGATTGGTTGCGTGGAAACGCAGACGATGTGCCGGAGCAGTACCAGCCGTTAGTTCCGCTGGCAAAAAACATGCAAGCGCAATTCACGCGTACGCAACAGGACTTAGCAGAGCAGCGCCGACAGATCGAAGCACAACAGGGCGAATGGGCCAACAGGGTGCAAACCCTTGTTACACCCCAACAGCAGCAACAAGATCCGGTTGATGCAATGAGAGCCAACTTGTCTGAAGATGAAGCTCGCGGTGTAGATGCCGTCGAGCAGATCATTCAACATCGAGTGGGCAACGTAGTAAACGATCTAAACAGTCAGGTGCAGCAGTTACAGCAACAGTTGGCTACGGCCAACAATTACGTGCAGGGTCAGCAGACCGCGCACATCGCCACGCAAGTGGGTGAGGCGCGAGAAGCATACGGTGGTGATCTGGATAATTATACCGATCAGATTGTCGCCACGACCAAGATCTCTAACCCAACTACGGGTAACCCGTACACGGTGCGAGAAGCGTATGAGCTACACGCAGGTATCACCGCTCAAAAGGCGACTGATCTGCGGAACAGCGATACGACTGCACGTAAGTCCTCAAAGAGAGCAGTGCGTGGAACGCAGGGTGTTGATGCTACGGAAAGTGACGGCCCACTTAGCGACTCCGATGTATTATCGGGTCTTTCCAAGTTAGGCTTTGAATAAGGATAAATAGATCATGGTGGCAACTACAACGACAGAAAATTGGGATGCGGCGTGGACGCTTACGATGCGTGCCAAGCGCAAAGAATTAACAGATAACTTCTTTGACGCATACCCAACATTAGACATGTTCCGTCAAGGAAATGCTTTGATTACCGACAACGGTGGCAAAGAGATACAGGCAGATATTTTGTATGCTGGTAACTCAGCGCAATATTTCTCAGGCTACGACGTACTGAACACAGATGCGGTCGATGGAATCACGGCTGCGTTCTATCCGTTTAGATACGCCGCAGTGCCAATTACCATCAACTTTACTGAAGAGCAAGAGAACCGTAAGCGCGAAGCAGCGATGTCTCTTCTGGAAGCGAAAACTCGTCAAAGTATGTTGACGTTACGCGACCAGATTAACACTTCGCTTTACTCTGCCCAAACCGGTAAAGCTCCATTAGGTTTCCAAGACATCATTGCTGATGCACCAAGCAGTACTCCAACTACGTTGGGTGGTATCACGGTGTCTGGTAATAGCTGGTGGCAGAACAAGGCCAACAACGCTACGGCTGATACTTCGTTTAAAACGATTGTTAATACGAACTTTTACGAAGGTATGATTCGTATGTCAACAACGTGGAATGACGTATCGGAAGGTAACGAACAGCCAACAAACATCTTCACGACAAACAGCATTTATGCTGATTTTGAAGAGATATTTGAAGGCACGGGTTATCAGCGTTTGTCCGGTAAAGATTCACCGGGCGTAGACGGTCGTTTGCCATCGTTCAGAGGTATACCGGTTCAGTATGACCGCGATTGCGGAACGGGTCGTATGTACTTCTTGAATACAAATTATCTCAAGTTGCACATGCAGTCGGGTATGAATTTTAGCAAGACTCCATTCCGCGAAAATTCAAATCAATTAGCACGCGTCGCCTTTATTTGTGTAGGGCTCAATTTAACTACTACAGCACGTCGTCGTCAGGGTGTTATCTACAACCTGAACGATTAATAACAATTCCAAGACGCAAGCCAATGCGTCTTTTGAGCCTGACGAAAAGGGCAAAGGAGAATAAATAATGAGTACAATTAGAAATGCTAATTACGGATTAGATCGAATCGGAGGCGATGCCGGTCAAAGCATCTACGATGAATCGTCTACGCCTAAACATAGAATTGGCGAAAAATTAGAGCTATCTGATGGTCGTATATTCCGTTACGGCTACACTGCCGCCGCTGTTAAGGCAGGGCTATTAGTGGCACAAGATGTTTCTGCAACATCGCAAGCGTCAACTGATAATATCGTTATAGCGGCAAGTGGTGATTTTGATCCAGCAGCCGGATCATCTCAATTTCAAATTACTTTAGCAAGTATTACTGAAAATCAATTTGCCGGAGCCTATTTCCAAGTAAATAACGACTTGGATGATGGCGTGGGTGAGGGTATTCAGTACCGCATAAAAAGTAATAGTGCAACAGGTGCTACCACCTCTGGTAAGGTAGACATCTTTCTGTATGATCCAATAAAAGTTACAATGACAACAGCAACGGACATACAAATCTTGGGTGGTTTGTGGTACAACTTAGTTGGCGCAACTACTACAGATATTTTAGTTGCTGGCGTAACTCCTATTGCGTTTACGGCTAATTATTATGGTTGGGTGCAAACGCATGGTGTTGCTACCGTGTTAATGGAAACTAATGGCTCGGCTGTACCTGCCATTGGTGACAATTTAACTCTGGGTGATGGCACTACTGGTGCTGTTCAGTTAAAAGATGCTGAAACAGAACCGTTGGTTGGTATTGCAACTTCAGTTGGAACTACTGGTGCATACGTTGGAGTTATACTCCGGCTTTATTAGCAGTTCACATTTCGTGTGGCGGTGGGTTTCCACCTCGTGATACCTCCAGCCCATCGTCACACGTTTTTAACGAAAGAGAATACAAATGGCAAAACGTATGCCTACAGCAAAGAAAACTGAGCATACCCTGCCGGAAGAGTTGGCCGAAGTAGTGCAAGATGCTACACCTGTCGAAGCACCGACAGCCAGTGTCACGCCCGATCAGATCGTTGACATCATTGTCAGAGGCTCTGATGATACGAAAAATGCTATACGTAAGGCGCTTGACCTGGATAAAACGCACACTCGTCAGCGCAAATCACCGGTCACTAACAGCCAAGTGCGAAATCATGTTCGCGCTGTTGGTGAAGTAACTCATGCTCCAGGCTTTGTGCCTGATCCACCGTCGCGTATTAAAGATCGTGGCGAGGAAGCCGTACGTATTTGGCAAGATCGCTGGTTGGATAACAACGGCGATAATTTGTCGGAATACGATCTCGATCAAATTGCGGCTACGGCACATCAGTAGATGTCGGAAACCTTTGGACAAGTCAACGCGGCCAGTTTCTTTGGCGATTCGGCGTTGATTGGAGCGGTAGAGGCAGATACCGTAAAGCTGGCAGACACGTTGACGGTTGCAAGTTTGACAACAACCGAACGCAACGCACTGACCGCAGCAAACGGTATGATTATTTACAACTCTACCGACAACAAGTTTCAAGGCTACGAAAATGGAGCATGGGCTAACTTGATATAGGGTTAGTTGCATGACAAACTTGCAGATTCTTCAGATCGCGCTACGGCGTGTTGGTCTGAATACAGGCAGTTCGACATTCAAAGATTCAGCGCGTGACTATTTAAATCTGGTTACTCAGGATATAGCCTCGCGTGAAAAATGGAATTGGTTATTTAAGTCTTCGACGTTCAATACAAGCAACGGCACTCGTACGTATTCGCTTGCCAGTGACGTGGTGGCTCCGTTGTCGTTTCGCAATACAACTGAAGATCACGTCATTCTCATTATGTCTACGCAAGACATTGATGCGGCTGACCCGGATGCCAGTATAAACGGCGATCCGCGATGGGTAGCCATTGATGGCGTGGATGGAAGCGGCAACATCGAAGTCACGTTATATCCTGAACCGGACGGCGTAGATACGATTGCTTACAGATACTACTCGTCTATACCCACCTTCACCGTTAGCAACGACAACGATTCAATTACACCCTATGTCGCGGCGGTTTGTCAGCCGGCATTGATACACGGCATCTCTGCTTTATATAAACAAGAAAAAGGCGACGATCAGGGCGCACTGTCGGATAAGCAAGAGATGGAGCGCGTCATTGCTGTTGCAGGTAGACAAAACATGAACGTGCAAGGAAACAGAACATACCGTATGCGTAGAGCGGATGAGGGCTACAGCAGCAAGTTTTCATTTACGCCTACTGAAGGATCGTTAAGCTAATGCCGATTGCTGCTGAATCCTTACGTCTTGGCCCCTGGAGAAGTGGGGTAAACTACAGTCTTCCGGCTGAAGATATGCCACCGGACGGACTGTACGAGATGGAAAACTGTACAGTTGGGTTAGCTGGTGAGGTTGCTAAACGTAATGGGTTTGCAAAGTATAACTCCAGCGCTATGAACAGTGGCGCGACAGTTACGGCATGTGGTCAAGTGGTATTAGCTGGCACGGAAAAAACTTTTGCTTTTGCTGGTAACAAATTTTTTGATGTAACGGGCGGTACGGCTACAGATCGAACAGGCACCGTGACGATAACGGCTGGTAATGACTATACGTGGGATTGGGTGTTGGCCGGAAACACATTGATTGCGGTAAACGGTCAGGACACAGACGGCATCAAGTGGACGGGTGGATCAGCCAACGCAGCAACACTCGATGACGACGCAAGGTTTACCAAAGCAAAGTGGGTAGCTTTTTGGGAAAATCGTGCATGGGTAGCTAACGTAAACGGAGCGACTGATCGCATATGGAGAAGCGATGCCGGTGACATAGAAACATGGGGTTCGCTCAGTTTTAACTCTGTAGGTTTTGATATTACCGGGTTACGACCATTTCAAAATGTTTTATCTGTCCACACAGAGCAGGGCATACATACTCTGACGCCCACTGGTAACTCAACAATTCCTTTTCAGCAACAGCAGAGAACACAACGCGGAACGGTTGCCGGTAAAAGCATTGTTACGGTTCCTGGTGAGCGTCAATTATTCGTTCGCAATGACGGCATCTATCAATGGTCTGGCGGTGCAAGTGTAGAGAAGATCAGCTTGGCGCTCGATGACAGATACTGGTCGAATTTAAACGTGTCTCGTTTGCCGTATTCCTTTTCGCTCTATT